ACAGCGAATCATGGAAACGGAGCCGCCTATTTTTTGATCGGAGGCGGCTTTTTTGTTGCCCGGAGCGTGATGCTTCGGGTTTTTTGTTCACCGGGAGGGTGATTTCTCATGGCATTGAAATTGCGGATTTCTGCGGAGGAATTGGCGGGGCTGCCGGAGGGAATCCGGGAGTTCTACGAGGAGAAGGACGGCAACTTCGTTCTTTCAGTGGACGGAATCGAGGATACGAGCGGGCTGAAGAGCGCTCTTGAGAAGGAGCGCAAGGCACGTTCGGACTACGAGAAGGCCGTCAAGCAGTATCAGGGGCTTGGGAAAAGCCCGGAGGAAATAGCGGAGCTGGTCAAGGCTCAAGAGGAGTCTGAAAAGAGCAAGTTGGAGCAGAAAGGGGAGTGGGAAAAGCTCAAGGCTCAACTCCTCGAAAGTCACAAAAAGGAACTCACCGCCCGCGACGAGGCCGTCCAGAAGATGAAGAGCACTCTGGAATCGTACCTCGTGGACGCGGCGGCAACGGAAGCGATAGCGGCGGCGAAGGGAATCCCACAGCTACTCCTTCCCCATGTCAAAAGCGCCGTCAAGGTCATCGAAGAGGACGGCAAGTATCAGGTTCGCGTCGTCGGTCCTGATGGTTCCCCGCGAATGAACGCGAAAGGGGAATTTCTCGGAATCAAGGATTTCGTCTTGGAAATGCGCGAGTCGGAGGTCTTCAGCCGCGCCTTCGAGGGGACTGGAACGACCGGAAGCGGAACCCCGGCGAACAGGGGGCAGACGCGCCCCGGCTCTTTCATCCTCTCCCGCGAGGATGCGAAGGATCCCATGAAATACCGCGCCGCTCGGGAGGCGGCAACAAAGGCGGGACAGGAACTCCAGATAGCAACGGAGTAACCACACACACAAAAACAGGAGGTAACACTCAATGAGTAATACACTCGGCAATTACGATCCGATTTTCTACGCACAGGAAGCGCTCATCGCGCTCAACAAGGCTCTCGGCATGGCGGGCCGCGTCCATCGCGGATACGATCCCAATCCGCAGCAGAAGGGGAGCGTAATCAACATCACCCGTCCCTCGGTTTTCGAGGCGACGGAGGTGAACACCGGCACCGGTGGAACCACTCAGGCGGTCACCCCGGAGAACGTGAGCATCACGCTCGACACGTGGAAAGAGGTGAAGTTCGGACTGACCGACAAAGAGCTGACCTTCACAAAAGAGAAGATTATCACCGACCACATCACGCCTGCGGCTTATGCGCTCGCGGATGCAATCGACCTCTCCCTTGTGGGACTGTACAAAAAAATCCCCTGGAAAGAGGCTATCAGCGCCACGCCCGTAGTAACGGACATCACCGGCGTGCGCAAGGCGCTTTTCAACAACAAGGTGCCGATGAATGACCTTCACTTCATGGTTGACGGCAGCGTGGAAGCAGGTCTTCTCGCGCTCACGGCGTTCGCCACTGCGGATGGTTCCGGGCAGGCGGGTATCGATACTCAGCTGCGCGGGTCTCTCGGAACGCGGTACGGATTCGAATTTTTCGCCAACCAGAACACGCCGGCGCACACGTCCGGGACAATGGCTGACACCGCCGGTGCGCTCAACGTGAACGTCGGCGCAGGGTCTGCCGCCATCGTGGTGAAGAGTCTTACCAACGGGCAGACGCTCAAGACGGGAGACATCATCAAAATCACGGGGGACGCGCAACAGTACGTCGTCACCGCCGATTACACAATCGCCGACGCTACAACCGTCGCAATCTATCCCGCGCTTGCTCAGGACAACCTCGCCGATGCTGTCGTGACGGTCATTCTCCCCTCGGGGACCGGCGCGAGCAAGAATCAGTGCCTCGCGTTCCATCGCCACGCCTTCGCGCTTGCTATGGCTCCTTTGAGCGACATGGGCGGACGTCTCGGGGCGCAGATTGCCACTGTTGCCGACCCGGTGACCAATCTTTCCATTCGTAGCCGCCTCTGGTACGAGGGGAATACGTCCACGGTCAAAGTCGCTCTCGACGCTCTGTGGGGTGTCGCGGTCCTAAATCCGAACCTCGCTGTTCGGGCGGTGCAGTAAGCGAGGGGGCTCACGCCCCCTCTTTTTTTTTGATGGAGGCGGTGAAGGAATGGTGGACTACGTAAAAATTAAATTCAAAGGCGGCTGGGCGCTGCTTGCCGCGGCGGAGTTCGACGGAACAAAGCACGAGCTGTACGCGGAGCCTGAACCCGTCGCAGAAGAAACGGAACCTCCCGAGGAGGTGAAGCGAGATGAGCCTCGTAGTGGAGGACGGGAGCGGCAAATCAAACGCTAACGCCTACGTATCGCTCGAAGACTGCGACGGATACCACGCGGACATGGGTAACACCGCGTGGGTAGTTGACGACGAGGACGCCGACAACATAGCGGCGCGTGAAACGGCGATCCGCAAAGCGACGGCGTTCATCGACCGCAAGTATAGCGGGCGTTTTCGCGGCAGACGTCAGGAGGTGTCTCAGGCACTTATGTGGCCTCGATGGGACGCTGTGGACGAGGACGGGTTCGTTATCGAGGACGTGCCGGACGCGGTGAAGTACGCGACATGCGAGGCGGCGCTACGAGCCTTCCAGGGTACCGACCTCATGCCGGACATGGAGCGCGGCGGGGCGGTCATACAAGAGACGATAGGTCCTATCTCGACGACCTACGCGGCGGGAGCGCCTGCGGGAACGCGGTACGACATGATCGAAGGACTGCTTCGCCCGTGCCTCTCCGGGGGCGGTCTGCGGCTGGTGAGGGCATGAAGGGAGTGATGAAATGAAGCTTGCATTCAGGGGAGCGCTCACGGAGCCGTTCGCGGTGAGCGGAGAGAAAATAGGCGTCATTGTTCCGACCGGATGGAGTGCGGCGGACATGACGTTTCAGGTATCGCACGACCGAGTCTCTTTTTTCGACCTCTACGGGTATGACGGGAGTGCGGTGACGGAAGCGACATCGACCGTCACCGCAAATACCGCTATTTCTCTGGCAGGGATAGCGGACCATCTCGCCCCGTTCCAATGGGCGCGGATTCGCTCCGGAGTATCTGCAACGCCGGTCAATCAGGGCGCGGTCGCCGCGTCCAAGGTATTCACGTTCGATACCGGGAAGACGCTCACGATCACAAGCGGCGTGGATGGAATGATCGGGAATGAGTTGTCGTTCTCTTTCGAGACAAACAGTAAGGACGATTTGGAGCTTGCAGTCTCCGGGACGCACACGACAATCAAGCTCGCGTCGGATACGTCCTCGAAGAACAGCGCGGCGGCTATACAGGCGCTGATACGTGCCGCAACCATAAGCGATATCGATGTTACATCGCTGACCGTCGCTGAGAGCGCCGGGTATGCTGAGGCGCGTCCGGCTGCGACGAAGGCCGTTGCGCTCATCTCGTTCATGGATGCGGAGAACACCGCGCAGGGGGCGCTGACGCTGACTGCCGGACTCGGTGGCGCGGGCGGAAATTTCGTGAGCAACGCGTCGTGGGGCGCGAACATAGCGGACGAGCTGTCCGTCTCGGTCAACGAACTTGGGGCCGTCGAGATCATGCTTGCGAGCACGACGGCATCGAACAACACGGCAGCCGCGATACAGACTGCAATCCGCAACCTCACCGGGACGGACTACGACGAATTTCTTGCTGCAATGACCGTTACGGCCGATGCGACGTGGACGGCGACGCCCGTAACGGGAGCGACGTTCGTCACCAACGGTCTGGTAAGGGAGGGAAGCACGACCGGAGCCGACATAGTTGTACCTGACGGTGGGAACCTTTACGGCGGGGACCGCTTCGAGATCGAGCTGACGATTCGATGAACTGGCAAGCGAAGGCGGACAAGGCGACTGCGGCACTGAGGAAATTCGGTGCTGCGGTCGCCTTGGTGCGTATTCAACAGGCAACGCCTACGAATCCATGGAACCCTCCGGCGCAGACGGAAGCAAGTTATCAAGGCAAAGGGCTTTTGCTCTCCTACGCCGCGCACCTGGTGGACGGAACGACGATTCAAGCTGGAGACGTGAAGCTCATGCTCGCGGCGGATATCGAATCCGCGCCGGTCGCCGGAGACTTCATCGACGTGAAGACGGAGCGGTACAGGGTGATTCGCTCGGAGCCGTTTCAACCGGGCGGCGAGGTCCTGTACTACGACCTCCAATTAAGGAGGTGAGGGCGTGGCAAGAGCGAAACAGTTTTCTATCGACCTGACGCGGTGGGGAACATCTCTTGAGAAAGAACAGGCGCCGCAGTTCATCCGCAAGATCGCGCTCGACTTGCTCAAAAAAATAACGGTGAAAAGCCCTGTGAAAACCGGACGGTTTAAAGCGAACTGGATGACCGGCATAGGCGGCGCGGACGAGACGACGACGGAAAGCACCGTCGATGACGCTGTGATGAGAGGTTCAATAATCCTCTCGGCGTACCGCGACCTCAAACAAATACACCTCTCAAATAATCTCCCCTACGCGGCGGCGCTTGAACACGGGCACTCTCAACAGGCTCCTCTAGGCGTGGCTGAAATTTCCGTCGCTGAGATAGAGGCGCATTTCAATGAACAGTAAGTCAGCCTTCGAAGCGCTGGCAGGCGCGTTCTCCACAGGCTGGAAGACGCTGAAAGACGCCGGACCTCCTGCGGTCTACGAGGCGAAAACTCCGATAGCATGGCCGAACGTCAATTTCACGCCTCCGTCCGGGCCGTGGGTGCGGTTCAACGTCCTCGACGGGGAAGGCGCGTGGCGCTCCATCGGATCTCCGGGAAGCAATATCGCCGGGTACGTAGGCGTGGTGGTGATTCAGATTTTTGTCCCACTTCTCTCCGGCGAATCGACCGCACGCGACTATGCAGACGCAGCAGCGGCGATTTTCCAAGGGCAGGTAATCAGCGGTATCCGGTTCTCACCGGCGACCGCGCAAATTCTCAATACTTCGCTGGCCGACGGCTGGCATCAAATCAACGTCTCCATTCCATTCCGGCGGGACGTTCTCATTTAACAAGGAGGTAATCAAATATGGCGATAGCAAGCGCCGACAGGGTGCGGCTGGCGTATGTCGTGGAGAGTATCCCCGGCACAACGCCGACCACTCCCGCGCTGCAAATTGTGCGCCTGACGGGTGAGTCGCTCGACGTGACGCGGGAGAACATCGTTTCCAGCGAGCTTCGAGCCGACCGGAACGTGATGGACTTGATTCAGGTGGGCGGCGGGGCCGGGGGAGGAGTGGAGTTCGAGCTTTCCTACGGTACGTATGACGATTGGCTTGCAAGCGCTCTTCAAAGTTCTTGGAGCGGGGGGAGCGCGGCAGACCCGGACAAGATTGTGGCGAGCACGGACATGATCAATGGCGTG